ATAGAATAAGTAAATTATGAGAGTATTAATAATATTATTTTTTATTGTTAGTTGTGGAACTTATACTCCTAAACCAACTATAAAGCACGTTTTAGCTGTTACTTCTGAAGGTGATACTTTGTTATTACCAATAGATAGAATACGTCCTAATATATATCAATCTATATACCCTATCTATGGTAGAAATTGGGATTCTTATTACTATAACGGATGGCAGTATAATACTAATATTTACTCAAATCATAGAAATTATGAACCTAGTTCTAATGCTAGTTCTAATAATAGTTTTAAAGCTAAACACGAATCTAAAGATATATCAAGGTTAGATGTAAATTCTGAAAAGGTTAAAATAAAGAATTAATAAATGAATCGCATAAGTAAACATATAACCTACAAAGAAGCTACAAGAAGTGTCACAGCTCTACGTTTAGGTATTGAAAATAAACCTAGTGAGTATGAGCTTCAGAATATGGAATTAATAGCAGAGAAAGTATTTGAACCTCTTAGAGAAGCTGTTAATAGTCCAATAAAAATTAACTCATTTTATAGAAGTGAAGAACTTAATAAAGCAATTGGTGGAAGCAGTAGAAGTCAACATTGTCAAGGTAGAGCTATTGATATTGATGATTTTTATGGTTATGTTTCTAATTCTTATATGTATTACTATATTAAAGATAATCTCGATTTTGATCAGCTTATTTGGGAGTTTGGTACAGATACTAACCCTGATTGGGTACACGTTAGTTATGTAGATGGTGACTCAAATAGAAAGAGATGTTTACTTGCATATAAGGAAGATGGTAAAACTAAATATAAAGATATAAGTAATGTTTAAAATATTATCAAAACTATTTGGAAATGCAGGTGGAAATGTAGCAGAAAAGATTTCTGGTATAATAGACAAGCATACTTTTAGCAAAGAGGAAAAAGCTAAAATGAATAAAGAAATGGAGCAAGTTTGGATTGATGCAGAAGCAGATATACAAAAGAATGTTACTGAAAGATGGAAGACAGATATGAATAGTGATAGTTGGTTAAGTAAGAATGTTAGACCTTTAGTTCTTATATTTCTAGTTGTATCTACAGTTCTTATGGTATTTATAGATGCAGGAGTTATTGCATTTGAAGTAAAAGCAAGTTGGATTGACTTATTACAATTAGTACTTATAACGGTTATAGGAGCTTATTTTGGAGGTCGTAGTGCAGAGAAATTTAAAAAGTAATGGCAAAGCTAACCACAAGTAATTATCGTTCCTCTAAACGCACTAAAAGACCTGGTGTACATTCTAAGAATGCTAGTAAGGGTCAAGTAAAATTCAAAAAAAAGTATAAAGGTCAAGGCAGATAAATATTTTTTTATATATTTGATCTTGCTAATAGCTAAACTTGCACAACCTAATAAAGTTGGACGGTGCTTGGATCAGGTATTACTTTCTTTCTTTTTTACTAGGTTTTTTCTTTCTTTTTCTTTTTACTCTTTTTCTTTTTCTTTCTTTTAATTATAATTTATATCTTAGTGACTATGAGAAAGGTATCACGCAAAAGTCTTGTAAAGAAGTTAGACACTATATTCTCTATATATATAAGGCTTAGAAAAGCTAATAAACTAGGTATAGTATCTTGTTATACTTGTGGAAAGAAAGCATATTGGAAAGGTGAAGGAATGCAGAATGGACATTTTATGTCTAGAAAATCATATTCTACAAGATGGCTAGAATTAAACTGCCAAACACAATGCTACTCGTGTAATGTGATGCGATATGGTGAACAATATAAGTACGGATTAGAACTCCAAAAAGAATATGGTAAAGACTTACCAGAACAACTGCTTATACAATCTAAACAGATAAAAAAGTTCTCCAATATAGACTTAGAGGAGATGATAAATAAATATCAAAAACTAGTTGATAAAAGAAAAAAAGAATTATCTTTATAGTATTAATCTGTTTATTTCAGGTCTTAGTGATTTTGTTTTGAAGGGGGAATTAATTTTCCTCCTTTTTTTTTTGCATTTGTTTTATTAACATTTTTTAATTAACTTGCTAAAGTATTGCAATAAAGCAATATATTAAAAACAATTATATGACCCATAAAGAAGATTTATTAAGGCTTTTAAAAGCTGAAGTAGAGCAACTAAGAAAGCACTACTTAGAGAGTGATGCTAAGATCAGTAAACTTGAGAATAGCATAAAAGACAAAGACAATTTAATCGAGTCTTTAGAACTTCAGATTAGAGAACAAGAAGTTAAAATGAATTATTATGAAATAGGTATTAACATAGTAGATGAATATATAAAATGAAAAGTAAAATAACACATATCGACCCAAAAGGTACTTGGTCAAATGCATCAGGTACTTTTAACAAGTATCAAGTATCATTAGCAAATGGAAACTCTTATGGCTTCTTAGCAAAAGGAGAATTTAAAAAGAAAGTGGGAGAAGAAGTAGAATATGAAGTAACTAACAAGGAGTATAGTACAGCAAAACTTATATATCCTAAACCACAAAATAACTTTACTGCACAGTCTGTATCTAAACCACTTGACACGCATAGTAGTATATTAAGACAAGTAGCTTTTAAAGGAGCTATAGAACTTGCTTCTTCTGGCAAGATAAACATTCAAGAGATAGAAGAATTTACAAATACATTTAATAAAATTTTAAAATAATAAATATGGAAATTACAGGTAGAATTAAAAAGATCAATAGTACACAAACAAGAGGTGCTAAAAACTTTAGAACTAGAACTATGTGGCTTGTTACTAATGACAAATATCCTCAAACATTACAAGTAGAGTTCTTACAAGACAAAGTAAATCTATTAGACAACTTTACAGAAGGTTCTTTTGTTAGAACAGCTATAAACCTAAGAGGTAGAGAGTGGGAGAATCCACAAGGAGAAGTAAAAGTATTTAATAGTATTGAAGGTTGGAAGTTAGAAGATGATGTAGAGCAAGTAAGTGCTTCACAACAGAGTCCTGATAGAAACAATGACTTACCTTTCTAATGACTGCTGAAGAAAGAAAAAAGACTCCTGTCTATTCAGGGGTCTTAAATTATTTTCCTGATGCTATTTTTGAAGTGGCAAAAGTTTCTTATATTGGTAATCAACAACACCATCCTGATTTACCTTTACATTGGGACAGAAATAAAAGTACAGATGAATTAGATGCTTTAAGCAGACATTTAATAGAAGCAGGTAAGATTGATAGTGATGGTGTAAGACATTCTGCTAAGGTAGCTTGGAGAGCTTTAGCGAACTTACAAAAAGAAATAGAAAACAATAATTAAGATGCTAATAAACTTTGACCAACAGATTGATAAATTAAAACAAATAAGGTCAGGTAAAATAGTAGAAGGTTTAGGATTAGGATTCCCAGAAATAGATGAATACTTTAGATTTAAACAAGGTAACTTTTTAGTATGCTTAGGTCACGCTAATGTAGGTAAGACTACTGTGATCTTGTATCTAATGCTTTTATATTCTATAAAACATAAAGTTAGGTGGCTTGTATTTTCAAGTGAGAATGAAGCACATAGTATTATCAGAAAGCTAATAGAATTCCTAGCAGCAAAACCTATAAATAAAATACCTGAAGAAGAATTTGAAAAACACAAAAAATTTATATTTAATACTTTTAAGATAGTTGATGCTAATGAGCTTCATACATACAAGACTCTCTTAGAATTAGCTACAAGTATTAAGAAGGCTTGGAACTATCACGGATTCCTTATAGACCCTTATAACTCTTTGATGAAAGATAGAGAAATGTTAAAAGGCATTAACTCTCACGATTATGACTATGAAGCAACTTCTGAAATAAGATTATTCTGCAAGACTTTTAATGTAGCAGTTTGGTTAAACACTCACGCAGCTACAGATTCTCTAAGAAAGAAACACGGTAATTCAGATGAATATGCAGGACATCCTATTCCACCTATGGCTAGTGATGTAGAAGGTGGGGGGAAGTTCGTCAACCGTAGTGATGAATTCTTAGTCATCCATAGATATACTCAACATCCTACAGATTGGATGTATAACCATATTCACGTTAGAAAGGTTAAGGATATTGATACAGGAGGAAGACCAACTCCTTTAGATGAACCTATAAAACTTAAATCAATACTTAACAATGTAGGATTCCAATTAAATGGAAATCATATAATAACGCCAACTATGACAGAACAAATAAACTTGCCATTTTGAAAACTCCTGTAGAATTAGCGTATGATAAACATAAACAATGGGTAGATATAGTATCAACCTTTGGAGGATTAAATAGAGAAGAATGTGAGGATGTAGTTCAAACTATGTATATTCTGCTAATAAAGAACACAAAGAAAGGAATAGATTATTTATATAAAGATGAGATTAACTATTATTATGTTTTTAAATTACTAAGAGGATTATATGTTGATTTGATTAGAAAGAAAAGTAAAGTTAAATTAGTCAGCTTAGAAAACATTGAACCTGTTACAGAAATAGATCACAACAATTATGATGAGATTTATAACAAGCTCCAGGTGATTCTAAAAGATATGTACTGGTACGATAAAAAAGTATATGAAATCATAGAAGATGGTACTAACATAAGTGAGCTATCAAGAAAAAGTAAAATAAGTTATTACAGCTTGTATAATACTTATAAGAAAGTTAAACAAATACTAAAAGATAATTTATGAAACTAGGAAACTTAGTAGAACTTATAACGACATACACAGGAATAAAATACTTAGTAGATACTTACCATAGTATAAGAGGAACTAAGTGTAATTGCGACAAGAGAAAAGATGCTTTGAATCAATTTAAAATAGATAGAAATGGTATTACAAAAGTTTAGTCAGGAGGATTACGATAAATGGACAGACTTTAAGGCTGCCAATGGTAAGAGCATTAATAGGAAAGAACAGGAGCTAATTGCTAAACTACATTCCATCTATCATAAGCATAGCTACTATCTTCCTTGCACTTGTAGTCCAAAAACATATATAGCGTGGATAAAACAACTAAATGACATTTACGCTAATGGGACTGAATAAGATACACATATATGAACAGGCAGTTGTCAAAATGTTAAATATGGATAACTGGAAATTAAAATGGGCAGGTAATAGTTATAAGCATTATGATGCTATAGGTAAAACTCCTAAGGGTCACGAATGTGTTATAGAAATGAAGTTCAGGAACAAATACTATGAAGAAAAGATGTTAGAGGTTTACAAGTATGATAAACTTATAAGTATGGATTCCGAAATAGTAAAACTTTACTTTGTTTCAGACCCTAAAGGTAACTATCTATATTGGTTAAACTATTTAGATATGCCAGAACCTGTTGAGATGTATTGTCCTGATACTACTATGTGGACTAAGAAACGATTACTAAAACCTGTATATCTTCTAACAGAACAACAAGCAAGTATAGTAAATACAGAATCAGATAATTAAATTTTGTTAATAACTCTAAATGAGTTATATTAGCTTGTATAAATTTTAAAAACAAAATTATGAGTGAACCAATAAGTAATGAAATATTTGAAACATTTAGAATTCAAGAAAGAGCTAAAGAGCAAGTCAAAGCTGTAAAACTTCTAGCACAACAAGGCTACACCATCTTAGATTTAGAAGGTAACATTATTAATAGAGAAACTATTAAGTTAGATCAGAGTAAGAGACCTATCTACGATTATTCAAGAGCAAGAAAAAAATAAAACATTTAAGATGAAAAAAAGACAATATAGATCAAATCAAGGTAGAAGTCCTGAAAAAGAAGAACAGATATTTAATGTTCTAAAAGCAGGATTCATAGCATTAATCATAGCTAGTATTAGTTACATAATACTTAACTAATGACTGTATTCCAAAACCAAGTGTATGAAGCTAACTTTAATTATATAGGTCAAGCTCTAGTTAAAGCATACGACACTAAAAAAGAAAATAAGCAATCTACTACTGAATTAGGTAACCTTATTAAATGCTTAAATGAAATGCATATGTTTGTAGCAGGTCTTAGAAACGAGGTACAAGTATTAGACTTTAAAATAAAATTAGCAGAGTCAGATAAACTAAGAGCTATAGAAAGAGCTAGAAAAACAGAAAAACTATTAAAATGATAAAACTATTAGACGGTAAAAACTATGATCATAAAGAACTATTATCTAAGATGGATGACGATTCTTTCTACTATGGAGAACTAAACAGATTGGCATTAAGCAGTTCTTCACTTAAACTACTACTATCAAGTCCTAAGACTTATAAGCACGTTACTAAGTATGGTAATCCTGAAACACAACCTTTAAGAGATGGGTGGTTATTTCATACAGCTATATTAGAACCTCACGTTTTCAATGCACAAATATTTGTAGATGTTGCAAGTAAGAATACTAAAGCATATAAGTTAGCTAAAGAGGAACACGGTAAAGTATTTACAATATCAGAAAAGAATAAAGCTGAGAAGTTAGCAGATGCATTCTTTAGAAATGAACACGCACTTAAACTAATAACAGACTGTGAGTTTGAAGTTCCTGCAATAGGAAACGTATGTGGATTTCCATTTAGAGGTAAGGCTGATGTTCTTGGAAAAGATAGAATAGTAGATTTAAAAACTACAACAGACATAAAAGGCTTTCCTTATGCTGCAAAGAAATATGGATATGATGTTCAATGTTATTTATATTGTTCTCTCTTTAATGTGGGATATGAACAATTCAAATTTTTAGTAATGGACAAAGGAAGTTTAGATATAGGTGTATGGGATTGTTCTGAAGAATTTTACTTAGAAGGCAAAAGAAAAGTAGAGAAGGCAGTAGATATATTTGAAACCTTCTTTATTAATGGAGCTTCTTTAGATGATTATGTCTTGACAGGTGAATTATGAAAGAACTAATTGGTGACATAGACATTATAATAAATGCTATAGATATGGGAGATAATGAAGATGCTATTAAAATGCTCCAGGAGATACAAAGAGAATTAAAAATTAAACTATTACTATTATGAAAAAGAGAGCTTTAGATGTAGCAAGACAAGTAAGTAACCTTGCAGAGTTGAATCCATTTGACAATACAAGACAAAGAGAGTATGTAGAAGCTAGAGCTTTGATCTGCTTAATACTAAATAAATATCTGGGAATAGGATTATCTAGAATAGCAAACTTCTTCAAGGAGAATAAAAAGGATATGCATCACGCAACTGTATTACACTTAGTAAGAAGTTTTGATACTTACAAGTTCTACAACAAGAACCTAGACAAGTGGTTAGATGTTATTGTAAACGATATTGATGATGTGGGAAATGCAAACAAAAGAATGTTAATTAAACATCGTATTAAATATCTTACTAATAAAGACATAGATGAATTAGCTCTCTATACAGAGGATATGTATAATAAAGTTTTACAAAAAGAAGAAGTTAGTTGAATCACTTAGATTTATTTAGTGGCATTGGAGGTTTTAGTCTAGGACTTAAAAGAGTATTTAATATTAAGCATTCTTATTTTTCAGAGATAGATAAGTATGCAATAGATGTATATAAACATAATTTTAAAAACAGTACTTATGTCAAATCAGTTACAGATATTCGAGGAAGGGACTTGCCAAGAATCGATGTTATCACTTTCGGAAGTCCTTGCCAAGATTTTAGTATGGCTGGAAAGAGAAAAGGAATGGATGGCGAAAGATCAAGTCTTATCACCGAAGCAATTAGGCTTATCAAAGAATGCAGACCAAGTTTTTTTATCTGGGAAAATGTTAAAGGAACTTTCTCCTCAAACTCTGGCGAAGACTTTTGGGCAATTATCCAAACCTTTGCAAACATTGGGGACTATAGACTTGAATGGCAACTGCTTAATACAAAGTGGTTTCTACCCCAAAATAGAGAGAGAATCTACCTTGTCGGATGTCTTGGAGAAGGAAGTGGGAAACAAATATTTCCTATCACAGAAAACAGTAGAGAGATTAATGAGCTACAAGGACAACAAGCAAATACCTGTACACTCACAACAAGATATGAAGCAGGAGGAAATGGGAGCTACATTATTGAATGTGAACTCGATGCACAAGAAGAAATAAAAGTAAGATCTGCAACTAAATCTGGATATGAAATAGCTAAGGTGGGAGATGCTATAAATTATATAAATATAAATTCAGATACAAAAAGAGGTAGAGTAGGAAAACAATCAGCACAAACTTTAGATACAAACTGTTGTCAAGCTGTTATAACTGAACCTATAGTTAAAGCTGTACAGATAGGTAATTCAGAAACTTTTGGGAATTATGAAAGAGAAGGAGATGCTTTTACATTGAGAGCAGCAAATCCTAATGGTGTAAGATACAACAACAAAATAAGAAGACTAACTCCTATTGAATGTGAAAGGTTACAAGGATTTCCTGATAATTGGACAAAGAATGGTATGGAGCTTGGTGAAATATCAGATACACAAAGATATAAGATGTGTGGTAATGCAGTAACAGTAGATGTAGTAGAAGCAGTAGCTAAAAAAATTAAAGAATCATTGTGAACAAAAATTTAATTTATTTTTCGATATATAGATATACAGTTTTGATTAATCAAGTTTTTTCAAGTTATGAGTACACACGGAGGTAAAAGAGAAGGTTCAGGTAGAAAAGCAAAAACAGAAGAAATACAGCTTATTGAAAAGTTGAAACCTTTAGAAGACTTAGCCTTTGAAGCACTTAAAGAGGGGTTAGAGAAAAAAGACTTTAAGTTTGTTCAGCTTTACTATAATTATTTTGCAGGTAAACCAAAAGAAACAAGGGATATAACTATAAACGAAGATGTACCTTTATTCATTGATTAAATGTTTTCAAAAACAGAAGCAGTAATAAAACTTAGAGAATTAGGTAGTAGAATAAGAATAGTAAGAGGAGGTTCTTCTGCAGGTAAGACTATTGCAATTCTAATGATACTTGTTGACTATGCTATTAAAAACAAGAACAAAGAAATTAGTGTAGTAGCAGAATCTGTCCCACACTTGCGTAGAGGAGCTTTAAAGGACTTTCTTAATATACTTAAACAAACTAATAGGTATGATGATAGAAAGTTCAACAAATCAACTCTAAAGTACCAATTCAGTACAGGGTCTTATATAGAGTTCTTCTCCACAGACCAACCTGACAAATTAAGAGGAGCAAGAAGAACAGACTTGTTCATTAATGAGTGCAATAACATTCCTAGCTTTGAGGTGTATCAACAACTTGCAGTAAGAACATCAGGTACTGTGTGGTTAGATTACAACCCAAGTAATATATTCTGGGTAGATAAAGAACTAATAGGACAAGAAGATACTGACTTCCTCACATTAACATATAAAGACAATGATAGCTTACCATCTTCAATAGTAAAAGAAATAGAGAAAGCTAAAGTAAAAGCTAATACTTCTACTTATTGGGCTAATTGGTGGAAAGTATATGGACTAGGTGAGATAGGTAGTTTAGAGGGAGTATGTATTCCTGATTGGAAATATATAGATAGTATTCCTAATGAAGCTAGGTTATTATGTGGAGGATTAGATTTTGGATATAGCATAGACCCTAGTACGATTATCTTATTATACAAATGGAACAATGCTTACATATATGATGAGATACTATATCAAAAAGGAATGCTTAATAGAGACATAAGTAGATTTCTAAAAGACAATAGCATAACTACTCATCTATGGGCAGACTCAGCAGAACCAAAGAGTATTAGTGAGATCAGAGCTTATGGTCATAAAATATCAGGAGTTACTAAAGGCAGAGATTCAGTAGTCTATGGTATCAACCTAATAAATCAAAATGAAATATATGTAACCTCCAGGTCTAAGAATCTAATCAAAGAACTACAAGGATATATATGGGCAAAAGATAAAGAAGGCAATAACATACAAAAACCTACAGGATCACATCCTGACTGTATTGATGCAGCTCGATATTGTTTAATGATGCAATTAGAGAATCCTAACAGAGGTAGATATACTATTCAATGAAAAAGATTAATTTAATATCAGGAGGTAAGACTTCAGCTTATATTGCAGCTAATTATAAATCTAATTATAATGTATTTTCATTAGTAAGAATAGAACATAATAAATCTAAATTTAAAGATGAGAAGATAAGAAAAGAAGTAGAGGATAGAATACAAGCTCCATTTATAGCTACAGCAGAAGATGATATAATTATATATACTATCTTAGATTTAGAACAATATATAGGTAAGAAAATAAGTTGGGTAACAGGCAAAACATTTGATAAAGTATTAGATACTGCAGGAACATTACCAGACCCATTAAGAAGATATTGTACAACACAAATGAAACTAGAACCTATATTTGAATGGTGGAGACAAAAGATTAAAGAACCTGCAGAGTTTAGATTAGGTTTCAGAGCAAATGAACAGGGTAGAGCTAAAAGAACATTAGCTAAAACAAATGAGAATGGATGCTTAGAAATGAAAGCTATAGTAGGTAAAAGAAAAACTAGAAACAAGTGGGGTATAATAGAATGGCAAAAACCTGTATTTCCTTTAATAAAAGATAATATATATAAAGATACTATTGAACAGTATTGGAAAGATAAACCTGTTAGATTTGCTTGGATGAATAATTGTGTAGGATGCTTTCATAAAAATCCTTTACTAATCAAAAAGATGCAATCTAAACATCCTAATAAAATAGAATGGTTCGCATCAAAGGAAAGAATAAAACATAATAAAGATGTTTGGTATAAAGAGAAGAACCTTTCCTTTAATGACATAATAAAATGGGATACACAAACTGAATTATTTGAATCTGACTTCACAGATTGCGATTCAGGTTATTGTGGGATATAAAAAATATTTATTAGAAATTGTTAATAATATAAATAATTGTTATATATTAGCTATGTAATTGCAACGAAGCAGTTATATAAACAAAACAAAAAAATGAACAAGCAAGTAAAATTTAAAAATAGTTTCAATTCAATATTTACAGGAACATTGGTAGAAACCTATTATTCTAAAAAACAAAACATTACTCATCACAAAATAATTGATAGAAGATTAATTAAGAAATCAGATATGAAACCTTTTATAATGAATGGTATTAATGTTATTAATATATCAGATGAGAAAACAATATTAGATTCACATATAATATAAACAAAATGACAATAGAAGATAAATTTAAAATTATAGATATAGAAGCAACCTTAAAAATGTTGTTAGTACATTCAGACCTTCTTGAATATCAAAAAGAATGGGTAGTAAAATCCTACAAACATATTTTAGAGTTAAAACAACAAAACGATATATAATGAAAGAGATATACGTTAAAAAGATAACTGCAAGTGCTTTAGAAATGCCTGTAGAAAAAAGAAAAGAATTAATAATAGAACTAACCAAATCACTACTAAAGAAATAATTATGTATAAGAAATTCTTAAAACAAGACCCTAATAACTGGAAATGGCTAATAGCTATTCACGTTTTTGTATATTCAATAATGTTAATTTTAATGATAGATTTATAAATAATTTAGTAATGTTTGTTTTGTTGAGAAAGGGGTAGCAGAGATGTTGCTCTTTTTTTTTATATATATGTCAAAAATAGTTTAGAAATTTCGATATATATATATGAAAGTAGAAATAAATGTGCCTAATGATTTAAAAGAAATCAAGCTGCACCAATATCAAAAGTTCTTAAAGCTCCAAGAAAAGAGTGTAGATGAGAAGTTCTTAGCTTCTAAGATGATAGAAGTCTTCTGTGGTTTAAAGCTAACAGATGCTCTTAAAATGAAAGTAGCAGATGTCTATGCTATTACAGGAATACTTGGAGATATGTTTAATCAGAAACCTAAGCTAGTAAAGAAGTTTAAAATGAATGGTGTAGAATATGGATTCATACCTGACTTAGATCAGATGAGTTTAGGAGAATACATTGACCTAGACACTTACTTAGGAGATTGGGAAAATATACATAGAGCTATGAATGTTCTATATAGACCTATCAATAATAAGTATTCAGAAAAATACAATATAGAGGAGTACAATATAGATCATCCTGAGAAGATGCAAAATATGCCAATGGATGCAGTTCTTAGTTCTGTGCTTTTTTTTTATCATTTAGGAATCGACTTGTCGAAAGCTATGATGAATTATTTGGAGGACAAACAGGAAACGAATTTAGTGCAATATCTCAATTCGGAAGCAAATGGGGATGGTATCAGTCAATTTACGGACTCGCTCAAGGGGATATTAGAAGATTTGAAAATATCACTAAGTTAAAGATGCACGAGTGTTTTATGATGCTATCATTTATGAAAGACAAAGCAGAAGCTGAAGCTAAACAATTTAAAAGTAAAATAAAATGAGTCAAGGAATAAGAGGTTTTTATCAATTAACAGAAACAATTAAAACACAACTATTATCTGATGAGAATGTAAATATTGTAACTACTGGAGATATAACTGAAATAGATTTATCTAAGCAAACTATATTTCCTCTATGTCATATTATGGTTAATAGTGTAAGTACACAAGAACAGGTACTAGCATTTAATATAACTGTTATGGCTATGGATATAGTAGATGTGGAGAAAGAAGCTACTACAGATTTATTTAGAGGTAATAACAATGAACACGATGTACTAAATACTCAATTAGCAGTTTTGAATAAACTTGTTATGGTTCTTAGAAAAGGTGACTTATATACAACTAAATACCAATTAGAAGGTGATCCTTCTTGTGAACCTTTCTTTGATAGATTTGAGAATCAGTTAGCAGGGTGGGCTTGTACTATGGATATATTAATTGAAAATGATATTACTATATGCAGCTAAAACAAACTAAAGACATATTAAACAAATTTGCTAAGTATGTGATACAACAATCTCGTACTAATCTTACTAAGAAGAAAAAGAATAGTTCTAAGTCTCTTTACAATAGTTTAGACTTTAAGTATAAAACAGTTAATGGTGGAATAGGTATTCAGTTCTTAATGGATGAATATGGTATTTATCAAGACAAAGGTGTAAGTGGAAAGAAAAAGAAATACAATACTCCTTTTAGTTATAAAGATAAAATGCCTCCTAGTTCTGCTTTAGATAAATGGTCAGTTAGAAAAGGTATAGCTCCAAGAGATAAGAGTGGAAAGTTCATACCTAGAAAATCTATAAACTTCTTAATAGCAAGAAGCATATACAACAAAGGAATCAAACCAAGTTTATTTTTTACTAAACCATTTGAAAAGGCTTACAAAGATTTACCAAAAGACTTAGTTAAAGGATTTATAAACGATATAGAAATAACAATAGAATGAGTACAATAATAAATGCAAGAAGTCCATATTATATAAAAGTAGAACCTGCTACAGGTACGCTTAGTTCAGCTTCAATGGAGCTTTTTATATATTCAGGAACTTTCACAACAGACAAACCTGGAACTCCACAGTACACTATAAGCAAAGATATTATAGGAACTAACAATTATGTTATATATGAGATAACAGAACTTATAAGAGATTATCTAAATACAGAGTATGCTAGTTTTGCTACAGATGGAGTATGGGTAGAAGCAGACATCACATTAACTAAAACAGTAGGAAGTGAAACACAGAACTTAGATTATCTTTCTTTTGATGGTTATGGCTATTTTGAGGATGGAGTAAATCCAAGAACTTTAATAGACCCAGTAAACACTTTAGTAGATTCAACAACTACAGGTACGACTACAGCTTATAAACTAATAGATAGTACACAAACATTTTTAACAAGTGTAGCAATAGGAGATACTGTTCACAATGATACAGATACTACACAAACTACAATAACAGCTATAGATAGTGATACACAACTTTCTATTAAGAATGATATAATGACTACAGGAGAAGATTATAGAATCATAGGTACTCCTAACTATACTCCTCAATATCTGCAATCAAATACTAAGATATATTTTAAACAAGGTACTGATATAGTATTTCCTGTATTTGCAGAAGTAGAACCATTAATAGAATTTACAACAGGAGGAGGAGCTGATGTATTTTGGGAAGAAGTAGAAGATTTCTGGAATTTATATGATGTTAGTTGGGGAAGCACTTTAAATGATATACAAGTAAACGACTCAACAGACTCAACACAAAAGATAGTCTATATCAGAATAACTCCTACTGATACTTTAATAACAGGAGATACAATTACTATAACAAGCTCAGTAGGTACTTCACAAGTAACAACAATTACACTAGAAGCAGTATGTGAACCTAAGTATCAAGAATTACAAGTTATATTCTACAATAAGTTTGGAGCATTACAGATTATGCCTTTCTATAAAAAGTCAGTAGATAGTATAAATACAAATTCAGATAGTTATAAAAGAAACCTAATGGACTTTGCTACTGATCCTACATACAATACAGAGAAACATCAAATAAGACAGTTTCACGTTACAGGTAAAGAAGCAATAACAATGAATACAGGCTTTATACAAGAGAGTTTTAATGAGGTTATAAAACAAATGATGCTAAGTGAACAAGTGTGGGTAGATAATGGAACAGAGGTTCTACCAATCACTTTAAACACTTCTAGTTTACAATTTAAGAAATCAGTAAATGACAAGCTCATAAATTACACAGTTGATTTTGGTTATGCGTTTAATAAAATAAATGATATTAGATAATGCAGAATATTCAATTATATATTGAGGGTAATAGAATGGATATGTTTAAAGATGAGTCAGTATCTCTAACTCAAACTATTCAAAATGTAAAAGACATAGCTAAGGTATTCACAAACTTTACTAAGACATTCTCATTACCTGCATCTAAAGGAAATAACAAAGTATTTGAACATTACTACAATTATGATATAGTAGATGGTTTTGATGCAAGAGTTAAAAAGGATTCTACTATTGAATTAAACTATCTTCCTTTTCAAAAAGGTAAGATCAAGTTAGAGGGTGTAGATATGAAGAACAATAAACCTTATGCTTATAGAATAACATTCTTTGGTAGTATAGTAGATTTAAAAGATGTTCTTGGAGATGATACCTTACAAGCGTTAGGGTGGTTAGATAACTTTAAAAAACCTTATAGTTCTGCAGGTATATATACAGGTCTAGTAAGTGGTTATGATATAACAGTAGATTCAGTTTCATATACTAAGGCTATGATAACTCCTTTAATATCACATACTACTAGACTATTCTATGATAGTACAAATAATACTGCAGAATATCCTGACCCTAATGGTGGAAATTTATTTGCACACGGTTCTGGTCAAGGACATCATCACGGTGTATATTATGGAGAGCTTAAATATGCTATTAGATTGCATTTAATTATTAAAGCAATAGAGGAGCAATATCCTGAAATAGAATTTACTACAGATTTCTTCAATACAAGTAATGATGCTTATTATGGTTTGTATATGTGGCTACACAGAAAGAAAGGAGATGTTAATGATCCTAATCAAGTTTTACAATATGAAGAATATGTAGATTTTGGTTTAGACACTACAATGACTAATGTGACATCACAAGGAGAAGAAATAATAGTAACTGGACATACTACAGGAAACAAACTTACTACTACATTAAATATAAGACCTAATTCTGCAGAGACAAGTAGATATGAAGTAGAGGTAACTAGAGATGGTTCTACATTTGCTACAGGAAGTGCTGAAAACTCAGACTTGCAATTAAATATGCAATTACCAAATGGAACATATAAAGTTCTATTAAAAGTAACTGAAGAATTTGTATTTGGAGAAACAGGTGTAGAGAATGCTGTTGATTGGGAGTTTTCTGACTTATTAGTTCCTGAATCACATACATTTGATGTAACACAGTTTACTGTACCTGCTGAGTTTGAGTTTTTACCTACTAAGCAAATACCTACAATGAAAGTAATAGACTTTCTTACAGGTGTATTTAAGATGTTTAATTTAACTGCTTTTGCACAAGATGATGGTAAGATCAAAGTACAAACATTAGATAGTTTCTATAGTGGAGGTACGAGTTATGATATAAGTGAATTCGTAGATATTGATTCTAGTCAAGTAGATATAGCTCTACCATATAGAGAAATACATTTTCAATATAAAGGACTAGGAACTAAGTTAGCATTACAACACGAGCAACTTAGTAATTCTGGTATAGGATGGGGAACATTAGAATACAATGCAAATAGTGGAGAAAACTTAGATGGAGGTATATATACAGTAGAAGCTCCTTTTGAACATATGAAGTTTGAAAGACTTAGAGATGGTAATTCAACTACTACAACTACAATACAAGTAGGATGGAGTGTAGATGATAATGATGATGCTTATATTGGAGAACCTATTTTATTTTATCCTATATATCAACAGAATCAAGATGAGATTAGATTTCTTACAGGAGAAGATACAGGACAGAATGATATAAATGATTATTATATTCCAAGTAATAGTTTTGCTTTATCTTCTAGTACAAGTGCAATAAACATAAACTTTAACGCAGAGTTAAATGAGTGGACAAGTGATGGTACATTTACTGATACTCTATTTGATGATTATTTTACAACTTACATAACAGATGTATTTAATATTAAAAGAAGATTGTCAAAGTATAAAGCATTCCTTCCATTAAAGATATTAAGAAACTACACATTAGCAGACAGGTTTGTAGTAAACAACAGAAGCTATAAGATTAATAGTATAAACACTAATCTAGGAACAGGAGAAAGTGAAATAGAATTATTAAACGAGGTATGATACAAAACATTTTAGAATTACTCCAAATAGTAAAAGGAGATACAGAAAACATAAGAATAGCTCAAGGTAAGTATAAACTTCCTGAAACATTTAGTGAAACATTTAAACAAATAAAAACAGAAATAAAATGGCTCAAAAAGTAGTAATAGATTTAGAAGCTAAAACGGATGCAGCAGTCAAAGAGATTGCTGACTTAAAGAAAGAAATAGCAAAGCTAAATCAAGAAGTATCATCAGGTAATAAAGATACTAAAAAAGGTTTAAAGGATGTAGAAAAAGCATCTGATAAAACAGCAGGTGGTGTAAAAAAAATAGGAGGTGCTTTAAAAGCAGCAGGTATAGGTTTAGCTATTGCAGCATTTGCTAAGTTTACTGAAATATTAAATCAAAATCAAAAAGTAACAGATTTCTTCTCTACTACATTTGAAGCATTATCTATAGCATTTAATGATTTCTTCAGTTTTATAGATTCAAATGCAGGTGTTATTATAGATGCTTTTAAAGGTTTGTTTAGTGATCCTGTACAATCAATTAAAGATTTTGGTAGTGCTATCTATGATGGATTAGTAGTTAGATTTGAACAATTTAAAGAAACATTAGGCTTTGTAGCTAAAGGTATAGGAGATTTATTTAAAGGTAATTTTTCTGATGCTGTAGATAGTTTTAAACAAGCAGGAAAAGAAAGTATTGATGTTATTACAGGAGTTGATAAAAGTTATGAAGAAGTAACAACAACAATAGGAGAATATGTTAAAGGAACTATAAAAGCTGCTAAGTCAAATGTAGAATTAGAAAAAATTGCAAGACTTGCAGAATCAGCTAATCAAGGATTAATTGAAAAGTACGATAGACAAGCAGAGCAGTTAAGACAAATAAGAGATGATGAAAGCAAGAGTTTTGAAGAAAGAATAAAAGCTAATGAAGATTTAGGTATATTGCTTGATGAGCAAGAAAAAGCTATGAAAGCTAATGCTCAAGCAAGAGTAAATCAAGCAGCAGTTGAACTTGCTAAAAATAAAGAAAATATTGATTTGCAAGTAGCATACCGAGAAGCATTAAACGAACAAGCTGCAATAGAAGCACAGATTACAGGGTTTAGAAGTGAACAACAAACAAATGTTAATTCACTATTGCGAGAACAAAAAGACTTACAAAATGAATTAGCTCTTATTGGAAAAACAGAAAGAGAAATAGAACGTACAGAATTACAGCAAGACTATGATGCTAAGAAGGCTTTGATAGAAAGAGAAATTTCAGATGAAGCAACTAAAAAAGAAATGTTAGCTAATCTTGAAAGTGATTATAATTCTAAAATAGCTGAAATAGATGATCAGGCTTTTCAAGAGAAATTAGTAAAAGCCCAAAAAGAAAGAGACTTAGAAAAACAAAAGATTAGAGATAAACAAATGGTAGTAGATGCTATTAGTCAATTTGCTGATGCAGAGTCAGGAATAGGCAAAGCATTACTTATAGCTAAACAAGCATTAGCATTACAAGAAACTTTATTAGATGTAAAAAGAATAACTTTTAAAGGATCACAAGCAATAGGAGAAGCAGGTGTTAACTCAGCACAAAACGTTTCTGAAAGTAGTAAAATAGGATTTCCTCAAAACATTATTACTATAGCAGCAGCGATTGCACAAGGTGTATCAATTATTAGGAGTGTTAAAAGTGCAGTAGGTAAAACAAAAGCACAGGCTTCATCAATGGCTTCATCATTTACTCCTAGTGTAGATTCTCCTTCTTCAACTCCTCCTGCATTTAACGTAGTAGGAACTTCAGGAGCTAATCAATTAGCAGGTGCAATAGCAACACAACAACAACAACCTGTTAAAGCATTTGTAGTTAGTAATGATGTAACAACTGCTCAAGAATTAGACAGAAATATTGTCATAGGTGCAACTATAGGATAAAATACAAAATATTAATTTTAAAACGATATATAAATATGAAAATAGTAGAACTTATTTTAGATGAAAATGAGGAGCTAAATGGAATTGAAGCAATAAGCATTGTAGAGAATCCTGCAATAGAAGAAGACTTTGTCGCTTTAAAAAGTGATGAAATAAAACTAGCAGAAGTAAATCAAGAAAAGAGAATCTTAATGGGAGCTTTATTAATCCCTAACAAACCTATATACAGAAGGAGTGGAGAGGATGAATATTATATATACTTCTCCAAAGATACGGTTTTAAAAGCATCCCAAATGTATTTAATGAAAGGCAATCAAAACAATTCAACTTTAGAGCATCAATATTCTCTAAATGGTTTGTCTTTAGTAGAAAGTTGGATAGTAGAAGATGATGTACACGATAAATCCAGGAAATATAATATGGAAGTTCCTGTAGGCACTTGGATGGGTACTGTAAAAGTAAACAATGAAGATGTTTGGAATGATTATGTAAAGACAGGTAAGGTCAAAGGATTTTCTATAGAAGGCTACTTTGTGGATAAAATGGAAAGACCTAAAGACGCTACTATAAACGACTTAGCACAAATAGAGGAAGAAGAAGCAAAGGAATTACTATCTACTATTAGAGGTATTATAAAAGGAGACAAAAGAACTAAGAGTGGAAAGAAAATGGTAATGGAGTCTTATAGAGATTATCCTGATGCAGTCAAGAATAATGCCAAAAAAGGTTTAGAACTTAATGAGAAAGTAAACAACAAATGTGCAACACAAGTTGGTAAGATCAGAGCAACACAACTTGCACAAGGTAAACCAATAAGTAAAGAAACTATAAAGCGTATGTATTCTTATTTGTCAAGAGCAGAAGAATATTTTGATCCAAGTGATAATTCTAAATGTGGAACTATAAGTTTCTACTTGTGGGGAGGATTAGCAGCTAAGAGATGGAGTGAGTCTAAGTTAAAAGAATTAGAATTAGCTTCTATGAAGATAAATGATGACTATGCTATAATAGATGATAGACTTGCATACTCCACAAAAGAGAAAGCTATAGAAATGGCTAAGGACTTAGGGTGTGACAAATATCACGAACACGAATATGAAGGTAAGATATGGTTTATGCCTTGTGAACAACACGAGCTTAAAAAACCTTGTCAAGCAGGATATGAGCAATATGGAATGAAAAGAAAGAATGGAAGATTAGTACCTAATTGCATACCAATTAAATAATTATGGATGATACTACACATAATGTAAGTCCACAAGGAGGAAACAGAGCTTGTCTTTGTTGGGATAAAGAAACCTATAGTATTAAATGCTGTGATGGTTCATTACACGCACAAGGAATAGGAAGTATAAATAGAAACTCATAAAATATATAAAAATGAATCCAATAAGTAAAAAAATTATTAACAAATTATCTCAAGAAGATAAAACAGAACTAAAGTCAGAAAAGATTGAACTTGCAAAAAGAAAACCACAATCTGTATTGTCAAACGGAAAAGCTATAGATAAAGCTCTTGCAAGTTATTCAGCAAAAATTGATAGGTCATATTTAGATTATACTAAGTCTTGGCAAAAATTTGACCAACAAATTGATTCTTTGCAATCAGATTTACAAAAATTTAATGAAGATATAAGAGATACAGAAGCAGCTTTAAGAGAATTGGGTATAAATGAAAATGCAGAACTTGAACAATCAAAAAAAATATCTTCTAAATTACAAAGAATATTACGAGATTATAAAAAACTCTATCCAAAAATATAATTATGAATCCAAGAACATTAAAATCAGTTTATAAAAAAATAAACAAACAAGAGTTAAAATCAGAAAAAGTTGAGTTAAATAAAATAGAAGATTTATTAAGTTCTTTGAGAAGAAGTGGAGAATATGACCCGTTTGATGAATTAGCACAATTAAACAAATTTGCTCAAAGGATAGAAAATGGTATCAGAAAAAAGCAACAAAAATTAGATGAAGTAGAAAAAGAAGCATCACGATTAAGACAAAGCGTTAAAGAATTAGGACTTGACAGAGAATTAAAAGTATTAAACGATATTGATAACGATATAAAAGTAAACAGAAGCAATATTAATAAAGTTTTAAAAATAGTTCAACAAGCTCAAATGAATGTTTAAAAATGCAAAATAATTAAATAAACTCGATATATTAATATGAAACCTATGGAAATGTTAAATCAAATCAAAAGCGTCTTGGGTGTAGAATTATCTACAGAAGAAAAAGTAGAACTTGCTCAAGCTAAATTAGAAAATGGTACTGTTTTAGAAGCAGAATCATTCGAATCAGGACAAGAAGTATTTATCTTAACTGATGATGAAAAAGTAGCTTTACCTATTGGAGAGTATGAAATGGAAGACGGTAAGATTCTAGTAATAGAAGAAGACGGTATTATTTCAGAAATCAAAGAAGGTGGGGAAGAAGAAGTTGTGGAAGAAGTAGTAGAAGAAGAAGAATTAAATGAAGAAGACAAATACGCAACTAAACAAGAACTTCAAGAAATCAAATCTATGGTAGAAGAAATCAAAGAATTGATGAAAGAAGGTAAAAAAGAAGAAATGCACAAGGAAGAAGAATTGATGTCACAGAAAATGACAGAACTTGCTTGTCAAGAAGATGAAGCACTAAAAGAAGAATTATCTAAACCTGCTTCTGAACCTATTAAGCATTCTCCTGAAGCAAAGCAGGAATTAAACAAAGTTGTTTACTCTCAAAAGAGAAACTTAACAACTAAAGATATAGTATTCAATAAAATAGCAAATTTCAAATAAAAATTAAATTAAATTAAATTATGGCAACTACAGTTTCAATTACAAGTACATATGCAGGTGAGTTTTCAGGGAAGTATATTTCTGCTGCTCTATTAAGTTCTCCTACATTAGAAAAAGGTAACATCGAAATTAAACCTAACGTAAAGTTTAAAGATGTAATCAAAAAGGTAGCAACAGATGCTAATGTTATTAAAGACGCTTCTTGTGACTTTAGTGATACAGCTACTGTTACTTTAACAGAAAGAATCTTACAACCAGAGCAATTCCAAGTAAACCTTGAGCTTTGTAAGCAAGACTTTATCTCAGATTGGGAAGCAATTTCTATGGGATATAGTTCTTTAAATGACCAATTACCTCCAAAGTTTTCTGATTTCTTAATCGGTCACGTTGCAGGATTGGTAGCAGAAAAGAATGAGCAAAACATCTGGGGTGGTGTTAATGGTAACGCAGGAGAGTTTGATGGAATCACAGTATTAGCAGCAGCAGACGGAGACGTTAACGATGCAGCTAACGGTGGTGAAACTGCTTTCAGTTCAACTAACATTATCAGTTTATTAGAAAACGTAGTAGATTCACTTCCTTCTGCAGTATATGGAAAAGAAGATTTAAAAATCTACGTTCCAACTATCGCTTGGCAATCATACATCAGACAATTAGGAGGATATGCTGCTAATGGTGTTGGTGGATCAGGTATTGATAACAGAGGTGGTTTATGGTACAATCAAGGTAATGCACTTTCTTTCGATGGAATCGAAGTTGTATTAGCTCCAGGTATGCCAACAAATCACATTGTTGCAGGACAAAAATCTAACATTTACTTTGGTACAGGTCTATTATCTGACCACAACGAAGTTAAGTTATTAGATATGGCTGACCTAGATGGTTCTCAAAACGTAAGAGTAGTAATGAGATTCTCAGCAGGTGTACAATATGGAATAGGAAGTGACCTATCTTTATTGACATTAGCTTAATAAATTGTTTAACATAGAGGGGTAGGTAAGGTTAAACCTGCTTACCCTTTCTTATAAAAATTATAATAATATGGCTTGTACATTAACAACAGGAAGAAATATACCTTGTAAATCTTCTGTAGGTGGACTTAAAACAGTTTACTTTGCAGATTATGGTCTTACTGTTACTGATAATGCCACAGATGCAGAAAAAGTAGATATAGGAGGAACTCCTGACTTTTTTCAATACGACCTTAAAGGTAGTTCATCTATGGAGACAGCAGTAAACAGCTCAAGAGAAAACGGTACTACTTTCTTCGAATCAACTTTAAATATTTCATTACAATTATTAGATAGTAAAACACAAGAAGAATTAAAGATTATAGCTTTAGGACGTCCACAAATCGTAATAGAGGACTATAATGGTAATTTCTTTTTAATGGGTAGAGAACACGGATGTGAAGTATCTGGTGGCTCATTCACAAGTGGAGCAGCTATGGGAGATGCATCTTCATTCTCTTTAACATTAACAGCTCAAGAAGTATCAGCTCCTGCATTCCTTGCAGATTCAACTGATGTAACTGACAATGTGAATGCAGCTAAGATTTCACCTGCTACTCCTAATAATGGATAATAAATTATTAAGTTAGAAAATTAAGGGGACTATATGTCCTCTTTTTTTTTGCATTTTACACAAAATATAGTTTTTTTTTCGATATATAAGTATGAAGATATTAACTACAAGTAGCTCTCAACAAACTATTGATGTTATTCCAAGACAATTTTTATCAAGCTATAAATTAATAGTGAAAGATGAAGCTACAAATGAGGAAGTTTTTAACGATGAAGTAACTGCTGTAGCTTATGATGATTACAGACAAATACAAGTAACATTTAACCCTGTTTTAAAAGAAGGTCGTTACTATACAATGGAAATTAGAAATAGATTAGTAGAAACTGTTATCTATTATAAAGATAAAATATTTTGCACAGATCAAACCATAAGTCAAACAAGTAACAACTATTATTCAATTAATGATGGTGAATATACTTTTGATAATACTTCTGGTTCTCACGATAACGATTACATAATAATATGAACGATTTAAGAATAGTAAATTTAAGCACTTACACGAGTCCTAAAATAAAAGAAGTTAGTAATAGAGAATGGATTTCTTATGGAGAGGACAACAACTACTTTCAATATCTAATAGACAGATATAATGGAAGTCCAACTAACAATGCCATAATAAACGCTGTATCTTCTATGATATATGGTAAAGGATTAGACGCTACTAATTCTAATAAAAAACCAGATCAATATGCACAGATGATTTCATTATTTGATAATGATAGTGTAAGAAGATTAGCATACGACTTAAAGTTAATGGGACAATGTGCAATACAGGTAATTTATTCTAAAGACAGAACTAAGATTGCTCAGATAGAGCATATGCCTGTAGAAACACTTAGAGCAGAGAAGTGTAATGAGAAAGGAGATATAGAAGCATATTACTATTGGAAAGACTGGAGTAAGATTAGACCTTCAGACAAACCTTTAAGAATACCTGCATTTGGTTTTAGCAAAGAATCTATAGAAATACTTTATGTAAAACCATACAGATCAGGATATTATTATTATAGTCCTGTAGATTATCAAGGAGGTTTACAATATGCAGAGCTTGAAGAAGAAGTATCTAACTTTCATTTAAACAACATACTTAATGGTATGAGTCCATCAATGTTAATTAACTTTAATAATGGTACTCCTAATGCAGAGGAAAGAAGACTTATAGAACAAAGAATATACAACAAATTTAGTGGGTCAAGTAATGCAGGTAAGTTCATATTAGCTTTTAATGATAATGCAGAGAGTGCTGCAAGTATAGAACCTGTTCAACTTAGTGATGCACATAATCAGTATCAATTCTTGTCGGAAGAATCTACTAAAAAGATAATGGTAGCTCATAGGGTCGTTTCTCCAATGCTTTTAGGTATAAAAGATAACTCAGGGTTAGGAAACAATGCAGAGGAGCTTAAAACAGCTTCTACGCTTATGGACAATACTGTTATAAGACCTTTCCAAAATCTTTTGATAGATGCTTTTGATAAAATACTATCATACAATAAAATCTCACTTCATTTATATTTTAAAACTTTACAACCTTTAGAGTTTACAGAATTAGATAATGTAGAGGATGAGGAAACTAAAGAAGAAGAAACTGGTGTTAAATTATCTAAAAAGAATCCAACTGACAAGGAGCATTCACAAATAGCAGATGATTTAATTTCTAATAGTGATGAGATGGGTGATGATTGGATATTAATTGATGAAAGTATAGCAGGAGAAAATGAAGATCAGATAAAAAACTATTTTGAATTTGCTACAGTTGTAACAGGAGATGCAAGAAAAAAGAGTAAACAAGATTCAAGTTTATTTAGAATAAGATATGCTTTTGCAGGTGACATAGAATCTAACACTAGAGAATTTTGTAGAAAAATGGTAAATGCAAGTAAGTCAGGTAAGGTTTATAGATGGGAAGATTTACAAGGACAAAAAGATAATAATCCTGGATTTGGTGTAGGAGGTAGAGAGAAGATGAATATTTGGCTTTATAAAGGAGGTCCTAATTGTAAACACGTTTGGCTTAGAAGGGTTTATTTAAAGAAAGGTAATAAGAAAATATCTGTAGGTAAAGCAAGAAAGATAATATCAAGTTTACCATTAGATGATAGAAAAGAAGCAAGATTTGAAGGTCCATCTGCTCCTAAAAAATATAAGAATCCAAAAGAGGTGGCACAAAGACCTATAGATATGCCTAATAATGGTTATAAAAATCCAAGATAAAGATAATAAATATGGCAACAGCATTATTCATAAAACCAATAGACATTAAAAGAAATACCATAATAGATGGTAATGTCGATGTAGATAAATTTATACAGTTTATCAAAATAGCACAACAGATACACGTTAGAAATTATCTTGGAAGTGATTTATATAATAAGATCAGTAGTGATATTGTAGCAGATACTTTGACAGGTGACTATCTAAGTTTAGTAAACACTTATATACAACCTATGCTTATTCATTTTGCTATGGTAGATTATTTACCATTTGCAGCTTACCAGGTAAAGAATGGAGGAGTGTTTAAGCATTCATCTGAAAATAGTGAAACAGTATCTAAGAATGAAGTGGATTATTTAGTAAATAAAGAAAGAGAGTTTGCAGAATACTATACAAGAAGATTTATAGATTATATGGCTAACAATCAAAATTTATTTCCTGAATATACAAGTAATACTAATGAGGATATAAATCCTGATAAAGATGCAACATTTAACGGATGGGTATTATAAAGAAGATTTACAGACCTAAAGAGGGGAATGTGAAAAAATTATTAACTTATTTAAAAAGCAATAATGGCTACATTAACAAGCACGAAAATAAAAAATACTTATGATGCGTTATTAAAGTCAATAGACAATGATGCAATAGGAACAACAGCAAAACAGATCACAGATGGACTTGGAAACATTACTCCATTATATGTATCAACAACACAAATAGGAATAGGTGTAACGCCAGAAACAGGATTAAATCTTCACGTTTTTGGAGATGCTAAAATAGGTAGCAATCTAACAGTCATAGGAAACTTAGTAGTTGAAGGAAGCACTACAACAGTAGGAACAGATACATTAACAGTAAAAGACCCTTTAATTGTATTAGCAAATAACAACACTTCTACAGATGCAGTTGATATAGGTTTTTATGGCAAATATACTCCTTCAGCTACTACACTATACTCAGGATTATTTAGGGAAGCTCTAACAGGTAAATATAGATTATTTAAAGACTTACAAGTTGAACCTACTACAACAGTAAATACAAGTGGAACAGGATATGCAGTAGCTACTTTAATTGCTAATTTAGAAGGAAACGTCTTAGGTAATCTTACTGGAAATGTTATAGGAGGTTCTATTTCAGGTACTACAGGAACATTTAGTGGAAATATAATAGTTTCAGGAACAGTCGATGGTAGAGATGTTGCAACAGATGGAGCTAAGCTAGATGGTATTGAAGCAGGTGCTGATGTAACTGATGCTACTAATGTATTAGCAGCAGGTGCAGTAATGACTACTGGTAATCAATCTATTAGTGGAGTAAAAACATTTAGTGACCAAGTAACTATACCTGCTACTCCAAGTGCAAGTACAGATGCAGCTTCTAAAGGATATGTAGATTCTGCTATAGGTGATAACAATGAACTATCAGAAGTATTAGCTAATGGTAATACTACAGGAGGAACTGATATAGATGTAAGTGCAGGAGATGATATAACTTTTGCAGACGATAGTAAAGCTATATTTGGAACTGATGGAGATTTAGAGATATATCATTATTCTATTACAGACCAAGCTCAGATAACAATAAACGGAGAATTAGATATAAGAGCTAATACTTTAAGTTTAAAATCGTATGTAGGGGAAACAATGTTAAGAGCATCAAGTAACGGAGCATTAAGATTATATTATGACGGTGTAGAAAAATTCATTACAACAAGTTATGGAGTAAATGTTACAGGAGCTATAAACGCTGACGATTATATCAGTATTGAAGGTGCAACAAATCCATATTTAAGAATACAAGATACTACTAATGAAGAATATTTAAATTTATATTCAAGTGATAATGAAAGTGCTATAGTTTATACTCAAGATACATTTAAAATATCTAGTGGTATTGACTTCTTAAATCAAACTCCTAGATTAACAATAGACAGTTCTGGAAACACAACTTTTTCAGGAGATATAATGCCTGCTGCAGAAAATTTATATGATATTGGTTCAGCAGCTACAAGATGGGAAGATATTTGGGCAGACCAAGTTTATGGTAGAAGTGTTTATGTAGATGACAATATATATCACAATGGAGATACAGACACATATATAGCATTTGCAGCAGATAGACAAACTTATTTAGCAGGTGGAGATGAATTTATAGATTTTAGAGAAGCTACTGAAAGTTATATAACATTAGGAAATAGTAATGATACAGATGCAAGGTTGCAAGGTGGTGCAGGTTATATATTTATACAAGGAAGTAATGGATATATAGGAATAAATGATGCTACTCCTTCATATCCTTTTGAGGTTTCTGCAAATACTTATATAGGAGGAACTTTAGAAACTTCTGGAAACTCAACTTTTGCAGGAGATGTAGCAATACAATCAACAATACCAAAATTAAGTTTTACAGATTTACAACAAGATGATTGGGATAT